CGATTCCCTCCGTGAGAGTGCGTCAGTATGAACGCGCGAGTAACCGGCCGGCGGAATCCGCAGAAGCTTCGTGCCAAGAAGCTCAGTCGTGATTCCAAGACCCTCGTCATCCAAAACGGAGACGAGCCGATATACCTCGCTCGTGATCCGGCGGACGCCGCCCTCCCCGGCAAGGATCTTCCGGTTGCCATCCGCGCCGTTCGCCTCTACGTAGTGGACGCCGTACTCCCATCCATGGGCCTCACACTCGCGCGGTACAAAAGCGACTCCCTCACCGACGCCCAGCGGCGTCATCTCTTCCTTACCGTCTACGCCGCCTTTGGCTCCACGCGCGCTGGATGCATCGCGGCCGGAGTACAACGCAGCGCAGTCTCCGCGTGGCGTATGGACATCGAGGGGTTCAAGACTTCCATGGACGACGCTTACGAGGACTGCGTGGACGAGCTGGAGTTAGAGGCTCGGCGGCGCGCGTTCACTGGTGACCTCGTTGAAGAGGTGACCGAGAAGGAAGTCCCGATAAAGGACAAGGACGGCAAGGTCAGCCACGTGGTGATCGAGCGCGTGAGGAAGAAGAGACTCGAGAAGAGCGACACGATGATGATGTTCATGCTTCGAGGGCAGCGCGGTAGGTACGCCAATAAGACCGAGCTGACCGGCGCCGACGGAGGTCCGGTGGAGATCAGGGAGATCAAGCTGACCATCGTAGACCCGAAGGTTCCTGAACAAGAACCGGAGTCCTCAGCAGCGTGACCGCACCAGGCACACTTGAGTGGAACGTCGCGCGGGCAATGCGCCCGCTCACCGTCCCTCACCGTTACAAGGGCGCGAAGGGCGGACGCGCGGGGATGAAGTCCCACTTCTTCGGTGAGAACCTCGCCATCCTCGCCACCAGATATCCAGGCATCCGCGCGTGCTGCATCCGCGAAGTCCAGAAGTCGATCAAGCGAAGTTCGAAGCTCCTCATCGAGGACAAGATCGAGCAGCTCAAGTTGACAGGCTTCCGTCCGTTGAGGGAGGAGATCGTCACTCCCGGAAAAGGGATCATCATCTTCCAAGGCATGAAGGACCACACTGCGGAGTCCATCAAGTCGCTAGAAGGATTCGATGTCTTCTGGTTCGAGGAGGCCAACAAGGCCAGTGATGGAAGCATCCGTATCCTCCGCCCCACGGCGCGCAGCACCAAGCGCTCCCGACTCAAGGTTCCCGAGCTCTGGTTCAGTTGGAACGCAACGCTCCCCACCGACCCGGTCGACGTCTTCTTCAAGGACAAACCGCCGGACTCTGTGTGTGTCCACACAACGTACCGCGACAACCCTTGGCTTCCTCAGGAGCTCGTTGCTGAGATCGAGTGGGACCGCAGACGCGACCCTGAGAAATACAGACACGTGTGGGAGGGTGACTACCTCTCACGCAGCGATTCCCGAGTCTTCAATAACTGGCGTGTCGACGAGTTCGACGTTCCGCGCGACATCACGCTGTACTGGGGCTCGGACTGGGGATTCAGCGTTGATCCTTCCGTCCTCGTCGGTTGCTTCATCGTAGGGCGGACGCTGTTCGTCGCGTACGAGGCTTACAAGGTCGGCTGCGAGATCGATCATCTACCTGCTCTGTTTGACAAGGCAGATCCGGAGCGCAAAGGCCTCGCGCGCGCGTGGTCAATTACTGCGGACAGCGCACGTGCTGACACCATCAGCTACATGAAACGCAACGGATACCCCGGCATCACGTCTGCGCGCAAGGGTGCGGGCTCCGTCGAGGACGGTATCGAGTTCCTCAAGAACTACGACATCGTCGTTCACCCTGACTGCGTTCACACGATCGACGAGCTCACACACTATAGTTACAAGGTCGACAAGCTGACGGACAAGGTACTTCCGATCCTGAAGGACGAGAAGAACCACGTCATCGATGCTCTTCGCTACGCGCTCGAAGACGTTCGCTGGGCCGTCGCGGGAGACTCCGAGGCCGCACCGAGCGACATCAGCCGCCGTTACGACGGCTCAATATCCATCACTACCACGCCCGTCGCGCCCGCCGTGGAGGACATCGGCAACAACCGATTCTCCGGTGCGGCGTTCGACGGACACCAGTACGACGGGGGGCTGACTTGAAAGTCACGTTCATGACACCACTCAGTGACGAAGACGACTACCTCATGAACCTTCCGCTCGCGAGGTTCTACATGTGGATACCTCCTGCGCAGGATGTGTGTGCGCGTCGCTACCCGGAGGATGGGCGCGTGATAGAGCGGACTGTTTACAAAGCGAAAGAACACAGACGCCTCGGTCGGGCGCTCGCCGTGCGCGAGCCTGACGACTATGTTCGCCTGACAAACGACATGAGGGAGTCCGCATGAACTGGCGCGATGCGTGGAATACTCTGTTTGTCAAGTCCTCCGAGACTGAGCGCAAGCCAACGACGAGCCAACTCGGTGAGGGCTCAGTCGCGTGGAGCAACGAGTCGTACCTTCGCGGCGACGGCGTCAAGTACAATCCCGACGACCTCATCGGACGTAAGGGGTTCGGCATCTATAACCGGATGATGTTCGACGAGCAGGTGAAGGCAGTCATGCACTTCAAGCGCTCGACCGTCACCGGACGCGAGTGGTACTTCGAACTGGACCACAAGGAGAAGGGACTCTCGCAGAAGGACGCAGAGCACCGCGTTGACGTCTGCAACACCATGCTGAGCACGGGCTACTCCGGTCCCATCATCGACGGCTTCAACGCTATCATGAAGGCGATGTGGCAAGGCTACTCAATGACGGAGCAGGTCTTCGGCCAGTTCGAGTGTGCTGACAAGACATACTGGGGAATCCGCGAGCTCAAGGCGAAGCCGTTTGACACCTTCTTCCCTCACGTCGACGACAAGGGCACCGTCCTCTACTGGACGCAGCGCGGCGGCACGGGGTTCGCCGAGAAGAAGATCGACATCGAGAAGTTCGTCTATTACCGATTCAATCCGGACATGGACGAGCACTACGGATGGAGCGACTTGCGTGCGGCGTATCGCGCGTACCTCAGTAAGGACATCACCATCCGGTACCGCAACATCTTCATGGAGCGCCTCGCGGGCGGGTTCGTCGTTGCGAAGCCAATGGATGGCTCGGTCCTCACACGAGGAAGTCCGGAGTGGAACGCGCTGACCGCCATACTCTCGAACATCACCGGTAAGTCGAGCATCATCCTTCCGGCGGGCATCGAGCTAGAGATCATGTACGCCACGGGCGGGCAGGTCGGCGTCTTCAAGGAATCTACCGAGGCGGACGACATCGCCATCGCGCGCTCGGCGCTCGTGCCGAACCTCATCGGCATGACTCCATCCGGACAGACGGGTAGCTACTCCCAGTCCGATACGCAGTTCGACGTATTCATGATCATCAGCGACCTAGAGGCGGAGCGCCTCGCGAGCGCGCTCAACGAGCAAGTGTTCCAGCCGCTCGGTCGCGTCAACTTCGCGGACGGCATCACGCCGAAGTTCTGTTTCAAGCCTCTGTCGAAACGTCGCGCTCAGCAGGTACTCATGCTGTGGAGCACCATGGTCTCCGGTAAGACCGTTCAAGCGAGCGAGACCGACGAGGCGCACATTCGCAAGCTTCTGGAGTTCCCCGAGAAGGGCGAACTCCTCATCGATCCAGCGGCTCCTGCTCCGACGACGACCCCTACAAGCACATCCCCTGGCAAAGAGGGTGACGACGGCGAGCAGGAGCCGACTGGTACTGGTGACAAGCCAGCTCCGGTCGGCAAAGGGAAGACGTCGGACGAAGACAGAGATAAGAGGAAGGAGTATCGTCGTGCGGCGTTTTCGCGCGCCGAGCAGCGAGTCGCATTCAGCGTCATTGGACGCCAGAGCGACGCGGAGACCGCGCGCCACGTAGTTCAGCTAGAGGACGCCGTGGCCGAGGCCGTGATGGAGGGCCTCACGCGCGTAGGTGATCCGCGCGCGAACGCCGACGCCGCGCGGAACTTCGACCTCGACGCCATGAAGACGCGCCACGTCGAGACGTGGGTGCGCCGTGCGTTGAAGGTCGGTATGGACATCGGCGCCAATCATGCTGGTCGCGAGGTGGACCGAGCCAAGGGAACGGGGTTCTCGCGAACACTGAACTTTGCCCGTCTCGGGGACCTCGCAGCTGAGTGGATGAAGAACAAGTCCTTCACTATAGCTGGCGACGTGAAGGCTGGGGTCGTACGAGAGATCAAGCAGTCGATGATCAGCGGCCTCAAGATGAGTCTCTCAGAGAAGGAGATCAAGAATGACATCTATCGCCGGCTCGTCAAGAAGGGGTTCCTCGGTGGTCGTACTGCGGCTGAAGCCCTTGGCGCTGGAGATACGGCGACGCTTCGAGACCTTCTCGCAGTCAAAGGAGACCTTGAACCACACCGTCTCAATACCGTCATCCGAACCAATATGTTTGAGGCTATCAACGAAGCTCGATTCAACACCTTCACCGACCCCGCGCTAGAGGGCTTCGTCAAAGGTCTTGAGTACAGCTCGGTACTCGACGGTAGGACGTCTGAGATCTGCGAGCACATGGACGGCCGTACGTACGCTCCCGATGTGTGGGAGGACGAGCTGCGACCGTGGGTGCCGCCCAATCACTTCAATTGCCGAAGCATCCTCGTCCCCGTGACGGAGGCCGACGAGGTGGACCTCGAGACTGAGGTCCCAGACATAGAGCCTCAGGAGGGGTTCGGCTGATGGTTTATTCGCGCTCATCAAAATCTGATAGTGATGGACATGGCGCATCGTTCCGTAGTAGCTTAACAGGAGATGCACATGCACGTTTTGAAGATGGTGGTCAATACTGTGGAGTCTGGGATCGATCACACGGGCGACCCGTCGTACGAAAACATCACGCTCTCAGCGGTCAGTTCGGACAAAGAGGGTTCGCCGAACAAGCAGTGGTCGCAGTGGACGCCGACGGGTCAGCTCAAGTATACGGTGAACAACAAAGCGGCGCTCGGGAAGATACGGCCGGGGATGTACTTCATGGTCAATTTGACGCAATGCGACAAGGACGCGATGTGACGAATAGTCACGAGGACGTAGTGTGAACATTCGCCAACTCCACCAGCTCGAGATCACGTCGCGGTGCAATCTGCGCTGCCGCTACTGCGTGTCGCCGAACCTCCAGCGCCCGAAAGTTGACATGGACGAGGCGACGTTCCGCCTAGGTCTGTCGTGGGTGCGCAAGTTCGTCGACCGTGGTTGGCAGCACGACGTGAATCTGGCGGGCATCGGTGAGTCGACGATTCATCCGGAGTTCGTGCGCTACGTACACCTCGCGCGTGAGATAGTGGGGTGGCAATGTCAGCTCGTGTTCGCGACGAACGGCGTCGCCATGACGGACGAGATGGCGCGTGCCATTGCGCCCGCCTCGCCGAGAGTCTTCGTGTCACTTCACCGACCTGAGAAAGCCGGTCCAGCGGTGGAGATGCTGCGGCGCGTGGGGATTTTGTCGGGAGTCTCCCTCGATCCGTCGGTGTCTGCCATCGACTGGGCCGGTCAGGTGAAGTGGCATGTGTCAGTTCCGCAGCGACGGGAGTGTGCGTGGCTCAGTGGTGGTATGGTGATGCTGATGGCGGACGGTCGCATCACGCGCTGCCCGCTCGACGGCTCCGGTATCGGGGTCATCTGCACCATCAACGACGACCTCGACGCGCACCGCACGTCGCCGTATGACCTGTGTGCGAAGTGCGACCAGCTCGTTCCTGCGAAGATGAGGGAGGTAGCATGATCGTAGAACTCGCGAAATTGTGGATGGTGGTTCGCCCAATCAAAGCTCTGCGTGAGCGAAGGGAGAGGAAGATGAATGCAGTGACAGTGACGTTGCCGGATGGCACCGAGGTTCAGAGACAGGAGCCGCTGATCCCCACACGCACGTCGACGAAAGTCGCAGCGACGGGTTTGATTGCCGGCATCCCCGTCATTCAGTATATTCAGGAGATCGTGTTCCCGTGGCCGTGGCTGGAGGCTTTCACGAATAGCGACGTGTTCGTGCAAGTCGCGACACTCATCTTCGCGGTCGTCGTCGCGCGCCTGAGCAAGAGTCCCGCCATTCCTGGCTCCGTCTTGTAGGGTTTCGTCATGGGAGCTTTTGTGTCTGCACTTGCCGGTCTCAGTAATCACAAGGGGAAGACTGTGCTCGCAGTAATCGCAACCGTTCTGTCATTGGGTTGGTCGGGGATGGAGGCCGGCATCATTCCGCGTGTCGCGACGGAGAACTACGTCAACGAGGTCAAGACGGAGATGATGACGCAGGTCGACGTCAAGACCAAGGGTCTGGACTTCCTCGTGCGGAGTGCGCTCGAGAAGGACCTCGATGCCATGCAGTACGCCGTGGAGTGCATGAATCAGGTCACGCAGATCAGCGCACTCAGACGTCTCGAGGAGCAGTACGAGGAGTTCTACAGCGAGGAGTACAGGCACAAGAGCTGCGCACAGCTGGAGCAGCTGCTTCGCGCGAGGCAAGGAGAGTAGACATGGATCCTAACAAGGCACGTATGATGCGCATCGAGCATCAGCAGAACCGCGCGAAGTTCTACGACGACTCCCAGCCGCGTGGAGAGGATGGAAAGTGGGGCGACGGAGGAAACGGAGACGACGATGACTCTCGTCTTGTTGGCGGCGGGTCTACGCAGGAGGCGCGCAATTACGCCGACAGTCAGTACCCGCAGTCGCACATGATGCACGACAGACTTGAGCGCGGGTTCAACAAGGGAATGGCGCACAAAGGAACTCCGGCAGATAAGGACTACACACAGAGGGCGACGGAGGCAGCTACGGAGTACGCGCTCGGTAAAGCTGGCTCTGGTCTTTCGAAACAGGAGCAGACAAAGGTCGCGAACGCGTACCTCGCTGGTGTTGGTGTTCGTCCGAGCGCGTCAACTATGCCGAACAAATGGTGAAGTGAATATGAACGCCGTAGTACAGCCAGAAGAGATGAGTCTCGAACGTCGCGTCGCGCAGTACGCGTTGATGCTCTCGGACATCGACTTCCTACGGTGGATGGTCGACGTCACGGAGTTGGACGTTGCGTACTTCATCGACAGTGAACTCAAGTTCTACGAGTTCACTAAGAGCGACGAGGCGTATCGCGAGCATTACGCGCTGCACGAGGGGAAGTTCTACGCCGGACCGGTTCACGGCATGATCAACAGCGACTGGTCCAAGGACTTCCGCTACATGCGCATCCGGGATCACCTGCGCGGCATCGTGCGGTGTCAGCCCGTCGCGCGCGTGCTGGACTACGGATGCAGCACGGGGCACATCAGCCGTCAGCTGGCGAAGGAGTTCCCTTCCGTCGAGTTCGTCGGTGTCGACGTCGTACAGGACGGAGTGGACTGGTACAACCGCCTCGCTCCGCGCAACGCGCGCGCGATGCATGTGGACAAGTTGACCATCCTCGACAAGTTCGACGTCATCATCTGCGCCGAGGTGCTGGAGCATCTCATCAACCCCACGATGACACTCGACATACTCGCACGTGAGAACATGCGCGACCGCGCAGAGAGCAAGTTCCTCGTGACGTTGCCGTACGGCCCGTGGGAGTCTCGCGGCTGGGCGTCAAATCCCGGCGCGCGCGAGCACGTGAGGCATTGGGCGACGCCCGAACTCATCGACGTCTTCGGTGAGACCGTCGCTTGCTCGTTCATGGGCGCGCCGTGCGAGGACGGTCTAGTCATCGGGCACACCGTCGCCGTAGCGTCGGGGGAGTGCATCGGCTACGTGAACATGCACGCGAAGTACGAGCGCTATAGAATTCAGGCCGCGACGGAGGAAGGAGGTTGGCTTCATGGATCCTAACAAGGCACGCATGATGCGCATCGAGCATCAGCAGAACCGCGCGAAGTTCTACGATGACTCCCAGCCGCGCGGAGAGGACGGGAAGTGGGGCTCTGGGGGAGGAGGCGGTAGTCGAGATCCGTATGCCAGCACTGGCGTTTCTGTGGGTAAGGTTCTTGATGCAGGAGACCGCAAAGCCTTACTAAAGAAGTCTGACAAAGAGTTAGCGGCAATAATCCAGCGGGCTAGTGATTCCGGTTCGTTGCGGTACGCCCCAACCCAAAGGCTGCTGCCATACATTAAAGCATGGCGTGAAAGGAGTTAGGAGATGAAACCAGACATCAAGGACTACCCGATCTTCGAGGTCGGGACGTGGAACAAGATGGAGTTCACCGAGGCGGACCTCGACGAGATCGCCGCGAACTACTCCGAGCTCGAGAAGCAGCACCAAGTGCCGCTCAAGCTCGGCCATAACGACAAGCAACCTCTGACCGACGGACAGCCGGCTCTCGGTTGGATCGCTAACGTCCGTCGTGTCGGTAAGCAGTTGCTCGCCGACTTCTCCGACATGCCGAAGATTATCAAGGACATGATTGCGAAGAAGAGGTTCCGCGCTGTCAGTGTGGAGCTTCTCATGGGTCTCAAGCGCGGCGACAAGTCGTACAAGTACGTCCTCGACGCCGTGGCGATTCTGGGTGCGGAGCAGCCTGCCGTCCACACCCTACCGGACTTGAACTTGTTCCTCGCGAAGCGATCCCTCGCATATGATGAGGGTGGTCGTCGCGTGGCGTTCGAGAGGCAGGTAGATCGAGTGTCTTTCACATCACGCAAAGAACCAGGAGGTTCTATGGACGAGGAAGAGGTCAAGCGGATGATTGCCGCTGCTACCGGTCCGCTGCAAGCAGAGATGAACACTCTGCGAGAGCAGAATGCGGACTACAAAAAGAAGTTCACGGAGGAGGAGGACAAGCGCATCAAGGCTGAGTCCATCGCCAAGGACATGAAGGCGAAGGACGACGCGCGCGACGCCGAGGCCAACACCGCGAAGGTCAAGATGGCCCGCGACAACGTCACGGCACTTCTCGAGGAGGGTGTCAAGGCGAAGAAGATCACGCCGGCGCAACGCGACAAGGCGATCAAGATGTTCGGCATCAACGACGATGTGTTGGTGTTGAAGGTCGACGTCGCCGAGGTGCGCGAGTTCTTCTCGCTCACAAAGGAGGACACGCGAGTGCTCAACGGCGACCGCGATACGACGACCAGCCGTGGTGACGACCAGGATCCGGACCGCGTCCACAAGGACGTGTTCCAGGAAACGCACCGTCGCGTTCGGTTGGAGATGGGGAAGAGCCCGAAGCTGACGTACAAGGATGCGTCGCGCATCGTGTTCAATGCTGACCCCGAACTCCACAAGGAGTACGTCAACACGAACCCGCCCGAGCGCTTCGTCGCTGCCGGAGGTGCGCAATGAGTCACAAAAACCAAGTCATTGCGACCTACACGCTGGCAGTTGCGAGCGACATGCGCGCGCTTCTGTATCGCGTGGTCGACGCGGACGGCGCGCTCTCGGTGGCCAACGGTCATCGTGCGCTCGGCATCCTCGCGTCGCGCCCCAATAGCGGTCAGTTCGGCGAACTCGAAATCGCAGGTGTACTGAAGGCGACCGCAGGCGCGACCATCACGACTCCGGGCTACCCGCTGACCACGGCGGCGTCCGGCTACGTGATTGCAGCGGTCTCGGGATCGACGGTCATCGGTCGTTTCATCGCTCCGGGCAATACGTACGGCGCGGCGGCGGCATCCGGCGACATGATCACGGGTATGTTCAACTTCCTGAGCTCGCGGCCCATCGGCGCCGGTTCGGGCTACGTGTAAGGGAGGAGGAAGCACATGGAACAGTCAAGAATCATTCTGCCCGCCGGCGTCAGCTGGGCGCAGTTCGGTGCGACCACCAACCCGCACGTTCACGTCGATCAGGTCCTGAGCAACATCGTGCAGGGCTACCGCCCGAACGATCGCGTTTGGGATCGCGTGGCTCCGCCGTTGTCGGTCGGCAAGCAATCGGACTTCTACTTGGTCCACGATCGTGGTGACGCGCTTCGGCGTGAGTCCGCGATTCGCGCGCCCGGTACGGAAGCCCGTACGATCACTCGTGCGATGGGAAGCGACACCTACTTCGCGTTGAACTACGCGTTGAAGATGTCGCAGACCATCGAGGACGACGTGAACGCCGATCCGATGTATCGCCAAGAGCTGATCGAAGGCAATGCGACGCATCTGGTCGACCTGCTGGACCTGGACATCGACGCTCGCGTGGCTGCGTTGGTCACGACCGTCGCGAACGTCGGCTCCGGTGCCGGTGTCGCCTCGGCCTGGACGACCAACAACTCGAACCCCATCGGTGACGTGAACAACGCCATCGACGTGGTCGAAGACAGCACGGGTAAGCGGCCGAACCGCATGGCCATCGGTCAGCGTGCGTGGAGGATGCTGCGTCGTCACAACGACGTGCGCAATCTAATCTTCGGCACCAACAACGGCGGCGGATATCCGAGCACGGCGCAGGTCGCGAACCTGTTCGAGCTGGACGAGATCAACGTCGGCGGCACGTACGAGAACACCGCGAACGAGAACCAGGCGGAGGCGATCACCGCCGTCTGGGCAGCGCACGTGGTCTTGTATCGTGGCGGCGGCGACAGTCCCGGTCAGCGCGACGTGTCGGCCTTTCGGTCGTTCCGGTGGAATGCTCCGGGCCTGGCCAACATGCAGGTCGAGCGTCACCCGTTCGATTCGAAGATCAAGGCGCAGGAGATCGAGGTTGGCTACTACCAGTCCGAGAAGGTGACGGGGCGTTCCTACGCGTTCGTCCTCCGGGCGGTTCAGTCGTCGACCTGAGGAGGCGTCAGGAAGAGTAGGCAGCGCGGGGACGGGGCACTTGCTCCGTCCCCATTTACCTCAACACAGGAGAAACAGACAATGTTGCGTTCACTGGATCCCGAAACAAATTTCACGACTCCGAAGTCGAAGGCTTTCGTGCCGACCAAGGAAGAAGAGAAGAAGTTCAGCACCGGCGAGCTCGGCTACATCAAGAGCGCTGGCGAGGACAACGACACGTTGGCCATCACGCGAGCCGAGGCGTCCGCCGTCAAGGAAGCTCTACTCGCCAACGCCAAGAAGGGCGGTGCGAAGAAGGGCGGCAAGGAGGGGGAGGAATAGCATGTTGCGGCCACTCACTCCGGACGGCAAGCGTCCGAAGAACAAGGACGAGCTCACACAAGGTGAGCGGCACATACTCGATCGCCAGCGTCAGAGCGACGAGCATCTGAAGCGAAATCTCGACACGCAGCGCGAGCGACGCAAGTATCGTTGACAACCGAGGAGCCTGGCGCGGCTGCGCGCGTCGGGCTCCCAACCCAAATGGGAGAATGCAAATGCACGTAATGTTCGTATGCCCCGGAATGCCGTTCAACGGCGACACCATCAAGAGCGGCAAGTCGCTCGGTGGCTCAGAGACCGCGTGTTACTACCTCGCTAAGCAGGTCGCAGCGCTCGGTAACAAGGTGATCGTGTTCACGAACCAGCAGGACGCAGGAGGCAACCATGACGGAGTCGATTACGGATGGTGCGGGCCGCCGAACCAGCGTGCGCCTCTTGGCGAGTATGTCCACTCATTCATGGAGTCCACGTACATCGACGCCTTGGTACTTCAGCGTGCGGCCGGTATTCATCAGGCTCCTCACTGCGCCAAGGTCGCTCTGTGGTGGCTCCACGATCTCGCGTTGCTGCGTTCTCTGCCCGACGTGCGACGCGACTCTTTCTACTACGACGGCGTCCTGACGGTGAGCGACTGGCATCGCGACCAAGTCGCCGACACCTGGGACATGCCGAAGGGGTTCATCAGCGTCGTGCGCAACTCCGTCGATACGTCGATCTACAGTCGTGACTCTTTCTTCGCGGAGTTGCCGAAGGCCGAGGGTGAGTTCCGTCTCCTCTATCAGTCGCGGCCGGAGCGCGGAGTGGACTATCTACTTGCTCCTGGCGGCATCATGGACAGGTTGTCCGTGTCCCGTCCAGAAGCTCGCCTCGTCATGTGCGGGTACGACAACTACCCCGACCACATGAAGGGGTACTACGAGCAGGTGTACACGCGAGCGAACTCCATGAAGAACGTGACGGTCATTGGCCATCTCGGCAAGTCGGACCTCGCACGCTTGCAGGAGAGCTGCGACATGCTGGTCTACCCGAGCGAGTTCGAGGAGACGAGTTGCATCACCGCGATGGAGGCTCAGGCCGCAGGCTTGCCGATGGTCGGTAGTCGCGTCGGCGCGCTCTCCGAGACGTGCGGCGCTGGCGCTCGACTCATCCCCATGCGCGACGGCCGCTGTGATTCCGCGGCGTTCAGTGACTTCATCGCGCGCGTCAAGCCGACGGAGCTTACGCACATGCGCCGTGGCCAACTCGCATCAGCGACTCGTCTCAGTTGGAGAGACTCTGCGGTGTCCCTCATGGAGACCATCGACGCTGCGGTCGCGAAGAAGCAGAGTAACAAGTTTTCCATGGTGCGCACCATGCTCGACAGGTCGGACGTGATACTAGCCAGAAAGTTCATGGACGACGTAGTAGGAGAGTGTGGTCTTCCCACAATGAACGTTCCAGGACTACAGTGGGAGGCCTTGGAGTTGGCGGCGGAGTTCGCATTCCTTGAGAACCCGGACGCGCACTACGATTCCGACGACGCGGTCGCGGATATCTTGCGCAACGAGAGTCTGGACGTCACCAACAACCTGCGGTTCCAGGAGACTGCTCGCCAGCTTTTCGCCGGCGGCGTTACTCCGGAGAACATCCTCGACTACGGCTGCCAGAAGGGGCACTACATCTGGTCCATGGCGACCAACGAGAAGGCTCCGCACTACGTCGGCGTCGACGTCTCTCCGCGCGTGATCGAGTGGGCGCGCGAACACTGTAAGGTGGATGGCGCGAGGATAGAGTTCAAGACCGGAGAAGAGTTCGACAGAAACGAGGTTCTTGTGACTGCAGTACTGCCGAAGTTCGACGGCCTCGTCCTCGGAGAGGTGCTGGAGCACGTCGAGGATCCAATCGCACTGTGTCAGAAGTTGGAGCCTTACCTGATGGATGGTTGTCGCGTCGTCATCACGACGCCGTTCGGCGATTGGGAGGGTAAGGACTACCGGTCACAGCCGGGCCACGCTCGCTACCATCTGCATCACTTCGAGCGTGCGGACCTCGACGACATGTTCAGCCATCACGACGGCTACCTCACGACGTGCGTGCCTGCGGGCCGCAGCGCACGCGAGCCTCTTGGTTCGTGGGTGACGTCGTTCGTGTATCGCAGGAAGCAGAACGATCCGTGGGGCGCAAACAAACTTTCACGCCCCATCGACTGGGACCGCAAGATGCGGAACTTCGTGCCGCGTCAGTCGATCAGCTACTGCGCGCTCGCGAAGGACAACGAGGCGACGCAGCTTCGCAGCCTGATGACGGTGCGTGACGTGGTCGACGAGTTCATCATCGCACTGGACCGTACAACGACGGACCGCACTCGTCGGGTACTAGAGGAGTTCCGCGACAAGCACGCTGGGCACCGTCGCTTCGAGATCATCGACGCAGACTCTCCGCTCGAGATCGGCTTCGACGAGGCTCGTAACCGCACCGTCGAGGCGGCGCGCGGCGACTGGATCCTCTGGCTCGACGGTGACGAAGACCTCGTCTACCCGGAGCGTCTAATCCGCTACCTGCGAAACAATCAGTACGACGGCTACGCGCTGGCGCAGCATCACATGTCGGCTGATCCGGTAGGCATCCTCACGACGGACTGGCCGGTGCGCGTGTTCCGCAACGAGCAGTACCTTCGCTTCAAGGGCGTCGTACACGAGCACCCGGACGACACGGAGAATCCGAACAGCGGACCGCGCTCGCCCGCACAGCTCGTCGATCTGCACATCCTCCATCACGGGTACACGACGGAGCCGGTACGCCGCGCGCGCTTCCAGCGGAATCTCCCATTGATCCAAGAGGACCGTCGCCGCAACCCCGACAGAATCCTCGGCCGCATGTTGTGGATTCGCGATCTCGCGCACCTATGCATGTTCGAGCTGGAGCGCTCCGGTGGTAGGATCACTGACGAGATGCAGCGGTACGCGCTCGAAGGTATCCGCGAGTGGGAGCTCCTACTCAAGGACGGCGACAAGCCCATAGCTGCGCGCATGGTGCGGGACAGCCTCGAGTTCTACTCCACGTTGGTGCGTGTCATCGGTGGCGGGTTCGAGGTGGAGTTCCAAGCTCACTTCGCCAAGCACTCGAAGGCGAACTTGGCAGCGGGGCCGAAGCGCGGCGGCATGTTCCTCACGCGCGAGCACTTCGACAAGTACATGAAGCTCTGCGTCGACGAGCAGACCATGAAGTTTGACAGTAAGTATTTCTAACAGGAGAGTAAGATGAACGCAGTCATTCGATTTATCCAGGCCATCATTTTGGTGGTCGTTCCGGCCCTGATGAGTGGGATGATCCCACTGTCTTGGGCGCAGGCTCAGACTCCGACTCTGACGTTCACAGCAGCTACGACGACGGGGGCAGAGAGCGTCGTTCCGGACCTCACGTGGGCGACGACCCCGGCAGCCACG